GTGCGTACACACTTAAACATCAATAATAGGGATAACTTTGTGTGGGATAAGGTAAAGAAAAGACATCTCAATGCAGATGTAAATGCCTTGCAGGATTTTATTAAAGGTCAGCAAACTCCATAAAACATTTATTTTTACGGGTCTTCTGTATAAAAAGATTAAATGTTATTCTGTTTTTATTTTGATTACTTTCATACGAATGCCATGTCTGCCCTTGTTGTCCACAAAATATAAATGTGCTGTTAGGTATCCATGGAGCTTCACTCACAAACGATTCTTCTGTTTGTTTGGCATACATCTTTGTCCCGATGTTCTTCTCAGGTGTGATGTAAGTTACTGAACTCCATATTTTTTCCAGACCTTCTTGGTGTACATGGAACTTGTATGGCAGTGGCGGGGTTATAGATATGTGTGCATTCACTCCTAGATTCTTGTATGATCTACTTGCTGGATAAACTCCAACAAGTTCTTTTATGTTTCTCAATAGGTTGGTGCATATGTCCACAGTTTCATCGTAGAAGTCTATGCCCCAGTCTCTGTATTGATCCGGAAAGATGTGATGTAGTTCTGTTGTCTTGGTCAAAGTTGTTTTGAAGCAACTGTCCTTCAGCTTTGCAAAGGCCTCTTGACTTAATGTATCGTTGATGATTTGGTGAGGCCACGGTCGTAAGCCCACTGTGGTTGTGAGACACTTATCTAAAAATCTTTCACCTTCACTCATTTATGCCCAATCCTTTTTTTATATTTAAATACATCTCGTTGTTTATGTCTATTTGTACACATGGTCTCCTAGGAAAGAATCTCTTTCGTTTGCCAATTTTAATTTCTTTTGATGCTGTAATAAAAATTGCATTTGGATTGTAAGTTATTGTTTTATCTTTTAATAATATATCATCATTACCGGAAGATCTATCGGCCCGTTCTCGGAAGAACCATAAGCATGTGATGTCCTTTGAAAGATCTATCTCTGTTAGGTCATCATAAAACTGACAAGTTAAGTTGTGTGTCTCTTTAAATGTTGTCCAGATTGTGCCATCGAAACGTGTTTGATTCTCATATAGATCATCGTACTCGGCCAATTTACGTATCTGTTCTCCGATAATGTGTTCTACTGGATCTGTATGATAATATTTTTTGTCTAGTCTTTTGAAAAATTCCATTATGCACTGAACAGGTTGATGACTTCTTTCTTCCAATCGTCGGAGTACTCGCAATCCCTGTAACCATCAAACCATGGTCCGCCCTCTGTGTAGTGTAGTATTTTAGGTGAACCGTCTTTGGGTTCCTTGTACCAACCTACCAACCAGTTGTATTCATGTGGTAGTGATCCAATATCCGAATCTTCTAACCAACTGAATCTGTGTAGGAATTTTGGAGTCTGTTTATTCAGGAACTCCGGTGTTAGCATTTTATTTTTTTCATGTCCACAATTCCAGAGCACCATGCTACTCCAATTTTTTCTTGGATATGCAGTCTGCACTTGTCCGTCCATCTTGATTGATCCTTCTTCTGGTGTGTAATCATGTTGCACACAGACAACTGCTTTGGAATCATCGCAGTACTGTTCTAGTTCTTTTGTTGGGATCTTCCAAAGGAAATCACAGTCACAGAACACTGCCCATCCCTTGTAATTGTTAAGGTGCGGTACAAAGAATCTAGTGAACGTGAATTCTGTCGTTGCTAACTTGTCTGTTTCCCTGGTGTAGATGCCTTGCTGTCTCATCTCGTTCTGTTTGAGTGGTTGTACTTCTGCCTCAGAGTCTCTACGTTTGATCGAGTGTTCACATACTTGATATGAAATGTCTTCTCTGGAATCCCAACCTACATAAATTTTCATTTGGATAATATCTCGTGTATTTGTTTCCAATTATTTACACGTATGATGTCGGGGTGATTAAAATCTTTGTTGTATGGATGATTGATTAATATGGGCTTTAAACCGTATTTGAGCCCGGCTAGTGCGTTCTTAGGCTTGTCCTCGACCCAATACAGCCCGGTGTCATGAAACTCCGATAATGCACTATCTTTGTCTGCTCCTGTACCTAGTATATGGTAATTCTTAAAGATATGCTCACCAAATAATTCACCTAGTCTTTTCTTACGTAGACACTGTGCTGGTATGTCCGATGTCTGTGATGTTATAGGTACAAACGTCCATCCTTCTGCCGCTAAAAGTTTAACCCAAGTTTGTGATTCCAACATAGGTCGTTGTGTTCCCATCCAAGCACTCCTGTTGAATTCTCTGATCTCTTGTCGGATTGTATCTTTACTAACACCAAATCTGTGAGCCATCTCGTAGTCGTCCTGCCCTGTGTCTACTAACTTGTAAGGATAATTTCTAGTTCCATTTTTGTCAAAGTATGATCGTAGCTGTAACCACTTGGTGAAATGGTGTTCCCATTCCAACAGCACACCGTCTACATCTGTGAGTATTATTCTATTAGATATCAGCATCTTCCATACCCGCTACTCTCAATTTAACAATGTTCGTTATTTGCCATTGTTTTTGGTCCAAGCCTTTGGTGATGGATAGCCACTGGTTTCTTATCAGTGCAAAGTCGTTGATTATTTTTGTCATGTCAACAACGTCATCTTCCCCGTCAACAAATTTTGTTGCATCATTACTGCTTAATGCTCTATTGTAGTTTTCAAGAAATTTTCTAAAAGTTTTAGATCTTAATCTTCTTAGTTCTATGTTTAGATATTCTAGTATGGCTTCTAGTTGTTGTAGTTGTCCAAATCTTTCTTCAACTATGCCAGGCAATGAAGCGGCCGCTCTCTCTAGATTGCCATATATCTTGCACTGCTTCTTTGCTTCTATTAGTTCTAGATCAAAGTATGCTACACAATCAGGTATCTTAGATAGGTTTCTACTTACTTCGTTGTACCAGTTTATCATTCATCCTCACTATATCCATCTTCGTCCACTTCCTCTTCTTCGAACACAGTTGCTATTGCTTCTTCAAGTTTTGGATCGTATTCTGCAGATGCTTTTAGTTCGTCATGCTCTACACCGATGTCCTCTAAACTTTTGATGAAATCAATTGCCATGTCCAATTTCTGTCTTTCAGGGACGTAATGTATAATTGAGTTCCACAAACGTTCAATGTCTTCGTGTGTAAAGTCTATCATCTATTTCTCTTCTTTAATTGGTTCTATTTTTTTAGTTTTTGTTTTAGTTATAACTGCCGGCTCTTCTTCCTTTTCGGCAAAATCTGTAGATTCTGTAAAGTCTGCCATTAGCATATCTAATTTATCACCTATCCACTGTTTTCTAAAGTCTATGTGTTCTTTGCCTACTTTATCAATGTATTTCAGTCTGTTTCCAGTTTGCACTAGTACACCCTTCTTCTCAAATAGGTCTACTAATCCACTGTATGGATTCATTCCTGTTTCGTATGGAATCTTAACCTGCACACCTTCAAACGGTTTAGCATATCTTGTCTTCATAACTTTACAAGCCGCTCTAATACCTCTTACGTCTGTGACTTTGTTACCGTCAAGATCTTCTTTTAATTTAAGTTTCTTCATTGCAACTACAATTGAACTTGCATAGATAAATCCTTGTCCACCTGATATCTTATCGTCAGGATCAAACATATCCTGTGATGCATATGTGTGGTTAGTTGCTACAAGTCCTACGTTCCATGAACCAAACATGTTAACACAGTTTCTCACGAGTGCTGTTAATGCCTTGGGTTTTCTACCTAGATCACCTTTCATGTCGCCTGCTTCAAATTGATTAACGTCTGTTGGTGTCAGCATCATACCTAATGAGTCAACAACGAACAATACTTTTGGAGCACCTTCCTTGTCGTCCGAGTGTGCTTCTTTGTAACCTTTCATAAATTCTGAAATAGTTTTAGCCACATCATCAATCATTGATATACTTAATTTTAAAAGTTTATCTTCCGATGTGTCTACTTTCAACGCTTGTAACCATTTCTCATCCAATGCGTTCTCTGTGTCAACAAGTATAACAAATATACCTTGCTCCTGTGCATTCTTAATAATGTTTCCTGATGCTATGTATGATTTACCTGCTCCGGATTCTCCTGCAAATACAGTAACCTTACCCAGTGGAATTCCCTTGTTGAAATCGCCAGTCATCAAATAGTTCAATGCATAATTTCCTGTGCTGATCCAATCTGTAGGATCGCTGAATCCAATTCCTAATCCTTGGATTGATTTTGTGATACTCTTTCTAAACTTTGTTGCGTCAAATACTTTTGTCATAATTTTATCCTTTGTATATCATATATTAACATACCTAGGCCCTAACGTCAATATCAGGGCCTTGGTAAAATGTCAGATTATTTTGCTTGTCTAGATCTAATCAACTTCAAGATGTCTTCTGCTCTCTTGGCACTGTCGCCAGCTGGAGCCGCCGTTGCCGGTGCCGCCTCTGGTTGTGGTGCAGTTACTGGTGCTACTGCTGGTGCAGTTTCAGTTACTGGAGTTGCTGTTGGTACAGTTACTTGCGGTTTAGCTTGGTAAGCCATTCCAGCAGGTCTATAATACTGTCCATACTGTTCAAGATCAAAAGCCTCACCTTCTACAGATTTCTCAAATAATTCTTTGATTATTTTTATTTCTGCATCAGTTGGCTCTTTTGGTCTGAAGTCACCTAGGTTGTGTAACCCATGTGTTTCTACTGCGGCTCTTTCTGCTTCGTCTAGAGCTCTTTCTCTTCTTGACCATTTCGATGTTGAGTAGTCAGCGTAACCACCTTTGGTTGTCTTGTTGATTCTGAAGTCAACACCTTTTACATAATCAGTAGGCATCTCTTCCATCTCTGGATCCAGTAATGCACTTCTAATGATATTAAAGATCTGAGGTCCAATAATGAATCTTCTAACTGGATTCTCAGGTGTTGAGTCTTCTGCCAACGGATTTGTTGTAACAAAACCTTGGAAAATGTAACTTTTCTTTTTCCAATACTTTCTGCCCATGTCTTCCATGCTCTTGTCTTTGAACCATGGTCGAACTTCTGTTAGTACTGGGCAAGTCTTGCCATACATCTCCATACACGGTACTTGTACCTGTACTGGTCTTGAGTCAGTCTGACCTTTAATACCTGCGAAAGGTAATTTGATCATGTTTCTTTCAGTCCAGAAAAATGTATTGTTTGTATCCTTATCGGGCAAGAATCTAAGTACTGCTTCTGATCCTTCTGCTATATTCCAATGTGGATAAATGGCGTTGTCTCCGCCTGTTTGTGAAGTTGAGCGATTAACTTCTTGGGATTTTAACTTCGCTCTTATCTCAGCTAATGATGCCATAATGTAAGCCTCCTTGTGTGCCTATGTTTGTTAGTTTTAAGTTGCCTTAATTTGCCTAAATGTATATTAGACATATAGTACATAATATACAACTATATTTATCAGTTGTC